CGGAACATATTCCGTAACTGGTAACTCTGTAAATATTTCAGCAGGTACCAACACATACGTTCAAGAAGCAGTTCTTGATTTTTCTACAACTAACTTGGGAATCAACGCAACAATTGATGTTTTCCAAGTTCCTGCTGAAACTGTCGTTGTTGCGGCAGGCATTCAGTTAATTACCGCTTCTGGAAACGCAGGCGAGTTAGACTTAGGTGATTCTGAGTCTGCTGTTGCTTACGTCGACAGTCTTGATGCAGACAGCGCAACTGCGGAGTTAAACTCTGTAGGTGGCGGTAAGCTGTACATCGCGGCTGACGAAATCCTTTTGAAAGCTACAACTGCGGCTTTCGATGGTAAAGTACGTGTAGTTGCTGTTATGGCTCCTTTGGGTCTCAGCACTAAGACTGGCGAAGCTTTCGCCTAAGTAAGTCGGGGCCTTCGGGCCCCTTCTTTACGTGAACATCACTAAAATGCATCAGTGGTGTTGACTTAAAGAATTTCATAATATAGAATCTGATCAACACCCGCCGGGGGTATACCTACATTATGCCACTGAAAAAAGGCACTAGCCAAAAAACAATATCAGCAAATATCCGCAAAGAGATGGAAGCAGGAAAGCCACAAAAGCAAGCTGTAGCCATCGCTCTTTCTTCCGCAGGTAAATCACGTGATAAAAAGGCAATGGGTGGCTACACAGAAAGATGGCAAAGAGCTCGTATGGCGTCTGGTGGAGAGAGCCGTGTCAATGAAGCCGGTAATTACACCAAGCCAGAGATGCGTAAGCGAATCTACCAACGAGTCAAAGCCGGAGGGAAAGGCGGATCACCCGGACAATGGTCAGCCCGCAAAGCCCAGATGGTAGCGAAACAGTACAAAGATGCGGGCGGTGGTTACACGTCATGAAAGCCCCACAAAAGTCTCTGAAGAACTGGACTAAAGAAGACTGGGGAACCAAAAGTGGCAAACCATCGACACAGGGTCCGGAGGCAACCGGAGAGCGGTACCTACCAAAGAGTGCCAGAGAATCCCTCTCCCCCCAAGAATATGCCGCAACTACCCGAGCAAAACGGGCCGGAAAAGCTTCCGGAAAACAATTTGTAAAACAGCCCAAGAAGATTGCGGAAAAGACAGCAAGACACCGCGCCGCAATGGGCGGATACACACAACGATGGAGCAAGGCACGTGGCAATTGATTATCGTGGTGAAAAGTTTGCAGGCTACAATAAACCCAAGCGAACTCCCAATGGTCCAAAGAAGTTTGCAGTACTCGCAAAGGTAGGCGACAAGGTTCGCCTCATTCGTTTTGGCGATCCCGACATGACAATCAAGAAGTCTAATCCAGAGCGTCGTAAATCATTCCGTGCACGACACAAGTGTGATACGGCAAAAGATAAGTTAACCGCAAGATATTGGAGTTGTAAAAATTGGTAATGAAATACGACATGACAGCACTGGAAGATCAACTCATTGACCACGAAGGTCTCGAGCTCAAGCCTTACCAGTGTACAGCAGATAAGCTGACCATAGGAGTTGGTCGCAACATCGAAGATCGTGGTATCACGGAAGACGAAGCACGTTATCTTCTAAAGAATGACATCAAGATCGTAGAAGATGAACTTCTTGAGAAAAAACCCGTGGTTGCTGGACTTGATGCTGTTCGTCAGCGGGTGCTTGTGGACATGGGCTTCAATCTCGGCATCCCAACTCTTTTAAAATTCCAAAACATGTGGGCCGCAATCGAAGAAGAAGATTGGGAAGAAGCCGCTAATCAGGCAATGGACTCTCGCTGGGCAAAGCAGGTAGGTCGTCGGGCAGAAAGACTCTGTCAGGCAATGTCTACAGGCGAGTGGGTCTAAGTGGCCATAAGTAATAACGTAGTCACTAACAGCCGTTTTAGGACTGTTAACCTACGCTGTGATACGGATGACGCGGTAGAGACACTGTATACGTGCCCCGCCAACTGTCGCGCCCATATGTCGATGTTACACCTCGTCAATGCCGGTGGTAGTGTGACTGTTGATGTAGAGTTTAACCGCTCTGCCGCAACTCAAGCCGCTCTCGGTGTTGACGCGAGTGTACACATTCTCGGCGGAAAGAACATGAGTACCGGGGACTTCATTCAGTTTCTCGGTGCCGTGATGGTCTTAGAACCGGGGGATACTGTCTCAGTGACTGCGGATGGTACAACCCCCACTGTCGACGTAATCGCTACCGTCGAAGAATTCTTTTTAATTCCGGGTTGAGGTAAGTAATGTCATCTACGTATTTGAGTTTAACAAACAGACTTCTCCGGAGACTCAATGAGGTTGTACTCGACGAGACTGATTTTGCATCGGCCCGTAACGTACAGGCCCTAGCGAAAGACTCGATTAACTATTCCATCCGTGAGATTCTTTCTTACGTACAAGAGTGGCCGTTTACAACAACGACGACTACACAGGTTTTAACTTCCGGAACACAAGAGTATGATTTTCCTGTTGATCTCCACGTAGTCGACTGGGACTCGTTCTTCTTACAAAAAGACGCGGCACTCTCCCCTGTTGTTGACGGAGCTAAACTCGACACCATTTCTTACGATGAGTACCAAGAAAACTACCGCGCAAGTGATGAAAATCTCGAGTCCTCCTCCTACTCAAAGCCGGAAAGAATCTACCGTACACAAAAGACTAAGTTCGGCGTTAGTCCTCCACCGGATCAAGCGTACACAATTGAGTACGTGTACAACTCTTTCCCTAGTGATTTAGCGTTATACACCGACACGACAATTATTCCTCCGCGTTTCGACCACGTAATTATTGAAGGTGCAATGGTATATATGATGCGGTTCCGCTCTAACGACCAAGCAACTAATTACCACACGCAAAAGTTTAAGGAAGGTCTCGAGTTTATGCGTCGCGTACTTCTCGACCCGCCCGATTACTTCCGCGCTAATGTGGTGGGCTGATGGATCAGCTACAAGTACAGACAGTATCTTGCGGAGGCGGCCTCGACACCAGCCGGGACGTACTCTCTCAGGGTCAGAACCAACCGGGTAGCGCAGTCCGCCTAATCAACTACGAGCCATCTCTTAACGGTGGCTATCGTCGTATTACAGGGTTCACAAACTCTTTCGGTACCGTAACAGGCACAGGTAAGGTTCTCGGAGTGTGTGTTGCCAACGGTGTAAATGACGGTATTTTTGCGTGTCGTACTCCATCTTCCGGAAACAATTACTTTCATAAGTGGAACTCAGGAACAGATTCGTGGGACGCTGTGACTACAGCGGGTAGTCCGACGATGTCTGGCGTCAACAAAGTCCGAATGATTCCGTATAACTTCACGGAAGACCGTATTCTTCTTGTCGACGGGGTTAACCCAGCGGCATTCTACGACGGCACAACGTACACACAGATCACCCACACAAACGCTCCTTCTGACCCTTCTGTTGGTGTTGACTTCAAGAACCACATTTTCCTCGCTGGCGATTCTACAGAACCATACAACTTATTCTTCTCCGCCCCCTTCGATGAGACAGACTTTTCTGCCGCGTCAGGAGCGGGAACAATCAACGTGGGTTTTCCAATTGTCCAGATAAAATCCTTCCGGGATGAGCTCTACATATTTGGGACAAACCAGATCAAGAAACTTGCGGGCACGAGCATCGCAGACTTTGTTGTCGCAACGGTAACGAGTGATCTTGGATGTATCGCCGCAGACTCTGTGATAGAAATTGCAGGTGATTTGTTATTTTTAGGTCCTGATGGGTTGCGCCCAGTGTCAGGTACTGATAAAATAGGTGATGTAAACCTCGAAACTGTATCTAAGCCTATTCAGGCAATTATCTCCGATATCATCGAGAATCAGGACCTCGACAAGCTATCTACTGTAGTTGTACGTCAGAAGTCCCAATTTAGGATTCTATTCGAGACAGCAGAAACTCTCGGTGTGATTGGTGGTTTACGCCAGAATCAAGGAGGCATCGGTTTCGAGTTTGGACAACTTCTAGGTATCGACGCAACGTGCGCCGCCAGTGGTTACATCGGAAAGACTGAGTACGTAATACACGGCGACTCAAACGGAAAAGTTCACCGGCAAGAACTCGGTACTTCATTCGATGGCACCGAAATCTTCAGTTTATTTCAGACTCCTTATTTTTACTTCGGAGACACAGAGCTCCGTAAGATCTTCTACAAGGTTGCGACCTTCTTCCGGTCTGAGGGCACGAACAACATCGTGCTATCTATCGTGTATGACTACGAAGATCAGAACGTATCGAATCCGGGTAACTTCACCCTCAATACCGAAGGGGCGGCGGCCTTCTACAATGAGGCTGAATACGACGCCACAGCAATCTTTGACGGTAACCCATCCCCGGTTATCGAAACAAACTTCTCAGGTTCCGGTAAATCCGTGAGTTTCCGGTACGTAACCAACGACACAAACGCAAGTCACAACATTCAAGGGCTTAGTATTCTATTCGGGCTCGGAGATAGGCGGTAAGATAATAATATGGCAGGATATACTCGACAATCCACTGCGGATATCATCCCCGGAGAAACAGTTAAGTCAGCACCGATCAATGCTGAGTATAACGCGCTTCGTGATGCTTTTGCATTCGCAGGGGGACACAACCATGATGGCTCTTCGGATGAGGGTGCTTATGTTGGCTTGATTGCTGACACGGATGGTAACAATAAGGTTGTTGTAGACACATCAAACAACCGTGTTTCTATCTACTCTGAGGTATCAGGCGCGGCAGTTGAGCAGGTTCGTATTCAAGAT